TCAACATCGTCAGCGTATGTATCAAAAAAGTTTTTAATTTTTTGATACAAAGGATAACGTTCATCTCCAAGCTGAGGAGGGGTGCCACGTTCTATTTCGTTGTGAAAAGAAGTTTTAAATCTTTCGGCTTTAGGGTCGCCCACAATATCCATTGTTCCCTGGGTAACATCTTCTGTTGCTTTAGCTATAGCCAATCTTTCAAAATCGGCGCCAGCCAAAACTTCGGTAGCCATACTTGCTTGCTCTGGCGACAAAGTACCATTAGCTAAACCAATACGAAAATTTCGTACTGTGTTCGGTTCAACTGGAATAGCCTGAAAAGTGCCGTCAGGAGTAAACAGTTTTTGAACATACTGCCCAGGGTTTGCTTTAAATTTATTGCTAACCAAAGCTAAACGGGTAGAAGTTAAACCACGTTCAAGCAAATCTCCAACAACACCACTACCAGGAACTTTTACTCTTGAACCAAAATAATAAATACCAGGGCCCTTGATACCAATGTCGTCTTTCAAAAATCCTGGCATTGCACTCTTGCCTCTAGCAGCAACGTCTTTAACTATTCCGTTAATTTCGCTTTGTGTAAGTTTTTTGCCGTTGACAACCAATGTTTGCAAGCGGTCTTTAGATAATTTGGCAAGGGCAGCGCGCCCTTGCCGACCAGTAATGTTTTTAATTCCACCAAGAGCTTCACGGGTAAGCATCGGTTTGCCAGCAGCCGTAAGAGTGCCTTTAAGAACAGCTTTGGCGGGCACAGCACCACCAAGAGTCGCATAAGTTATCGGGTCAAGAGCAACATCGCCCACAAAACCAATAGCCCTACCAGCCCACCCCTTCATCGGGAAAGCTGTACCAAAACCATAGACGGGGTCCGATGTTTGTTTTTTGAAATCACTCCAACTTGCGGTTGTGTTTGGGTCGCTATCTAAAGCGTCAACGGTTTCTCTAATACCAGAAATAACAGCGCGACGAGGCGTGTCGAGCACAATTAAAGGTTTCAAAACCGTGCCAACGGTTTTGGCAGCAACTTTCAAAGCAGCACCCTTCAAACCAGAAGGTCCAGTAGAAGCAGTTGTCGTGGCTACATCACCAACAGCTTTGGTTGTAGCAGATTTAATGGTTGGTGTTTTCCAACCAGAAGGAGTTGTTGTGGTTGTTGTTTTTGCAACTGGGGAAGGGCGAACACCTTTTTGGATTTGCTTTAAAGATTTAAGCAAATCATCAGGATTCATAACCATGATTTAAGTTCCTAAAATTTTTTGTACTTCAGGATTTGCAAACAGTTTGGGGTTGTCTAAAACTTTTGTTAATACAATTCGTTTCATTAATTCATTGGCCGATTTTTGTTCGGCGCTTTGACGCAACTGAGTATTTACATTACGTTGCTTAACTTGTGCAAGACTTGCGAGGTCGGCTGCTTTTTGTGCCTCTCTAAACTTGTTCATTGCTTCAACACCCTTAGTGTCCAGCTTTACAGAAGAACCGGGTTTTGTTTTCTGAACAGAACGCTGCAAAGCAAGAAACTGTTCATCGCCAAGAGTGCGTGGTTGATATTTTGCACCTTTAATTTGTTTACCCGTTTCCACATCAACAGGTTTGCCGAAAGTACGATATCTATTTTGAGAAGCCAAATTTTCAAACAACTCTGGATACAAACTGACTGTGTCTTCAACAGAGGCAGTTGGGTAATCCGACGGGTCGGATATACCCATTTTTGTGTAAGGGCTGCTTTCAAAAGATTTTGTTTTAGCTTGTTGTATCTTGTTGTTTGCGTTCACAAACTCGGTGTACAAATCTTTAGCTAAATCATTAGCTGATTTCAAATTATCTTTAGACGCTTTCCCAGTCTTTTTTAATTCTTCTTTAATTGATTTTTCAACTTGACTTAAAGGTAAACCAGCCAAAATAAATTGTTGAATTTTGGGCTCAATATCTTCTTCTGTGTATTCGCCATAATTACTTATCGCAGTCCATTGCGGGGCTTCCATACGGCGAATCATGTCTTCATCAACAGGTTTTTGAGACGGAACACCCATAAACTGGGATAGAATTAACTGTTGAAAAGGGTCAATATCTGACTGGGTAATATTAGAACCGCTTCTAGTTCTAGGTGCCATAGCGGCAACCAACATAGCCAATAACTGCGGGTCCACGTCTATAAGCCCTTTCGTTACCTACCACGACGAGCATTAAGCTCGTCAAGCAATTGTTGCGCCGTACTATTTTGTGCCTGTGCTGGTGCCACAAGGTTTGCTAATTGATTAGCAACAATTTCTTGGGGAGTTGCTGTCTGTAATAGCTGTCCAGGCAAAGGACGAACAACAGCATTGCCGTCATTTTCGTCATTACCACTACCGCTACCACTACCGCTACCACTTGGATTACCACCAGCATTGATGACGGCTTCGGCTAACTGACGAGCATAGGCGTTACGGTCATTTTCGACACCAAACCTTGACTGGAACATAGCCTGTTGTAATGCTGCAAGCGCTTGTGCTTGAGCATTCTCTGCCTCGCTTCTATAACCAGCACGTTCCTGACCTAAACCAGTATTAAACAACAACTGAGCCATCTGGGACTCGGTAGCACGAGAACCAGCGCCCTGTTGAGCAACACCGCTTAACAAATTAATAAGATTTTGATAATTTGCAGCTCCCTGTTGTGCTTGCAACTGGTCGGCTTCTATTTGCCCCCGAACAGGTAAATCGGACACACCATAAGCACTCAAATAATTGCTTAAAGCATCTGGGGCTGAACCGACCTGTGCTTGCATAGTTGCATAAGGATTATTTTGATTGGCTGCCAAATAAGCATTCAATGCCCTGTAACCCTCGTCACCAAGACCTTGAGCAGCGGTATAACCCTGATTAATGTTTTCCATTGCACGAGCGTAAGCACGTCCGGTTGCGTCTTCAGAAACTTTGCCCTGGTCTGCAATCATTTTTAACAAATTGTTAAAACCTTCATTGAAAGTTCCTTTGCCACCACCATAAAGGCTTTCCAAACCAGAAGTAACACGGCCCTCGCGTGCGCGAGCGTAATTTGTTGCTTCTAATTCGGCAGCTCTCTCCAAAGCGTCCTTTCGTTTTTCGTATTCAAACTTGTCTCGAGCAAGCCTGTCCGACGAACCAGAACCAGAACCAGAACCACCAGAAGACAAAGCAGCAATAAGTTTTGCTAAATCAACATCAGAAGTATTCTGGGAAACCTCTTGAGGTTGCCCACCATAATTAATATTTCCCGTTGCTAGATAATTGGCTCGCTGCAACTGATTAGCATTTGCGCCCCAAGGATTATCTTCAGTTTTTGTTACGCCAGGAATTGGGGAACCATAACCCCACTCCTGGGGATTCCAAGCAAAAACATTTCCGCTCTGCTCAACATTGTGTCCGGGTACGTGCGGCATTATATTGCTCCTGCTCTGCGTGCATAAAGCTGACGTGCGGCGTCAGCAATAGCTTGTGCTTTTTCTGATTCCATATCTGCTAACTGATTTCTAAACGCCTCAAGACGTTGAGCTTCCGTAAGGTCATACATCCGTTGTTGCTCCAATTGTTCTTGGTCGTAATCTTGTAAATTGCGAGCACGTTGTTTAGCAAGTGTTTGCAACCCGCGAGAAAAAATACCCGATTTAACATTTGGGCCAACAAGTCCACGTCGGGAGTATCCCGCTACAACTTTTGGTTGCGCTTCTTCATATTGACGCAACATATCTTGACGCCCACGAGTTCCTCGTTGGCGAGCAAGAAAATTAGCATAAGCATTCATGGCGCCAGTTGCGCCATATTGCTGCGTGTACCCGCGCCTGCGAGCCTCGTAGTCGGCTGGATTATATGCCATTACTTAATCCTTTGATAATCCCTGCGATTTGATTGAGCCATTTCAATTTGTATTTGTTCAATTTTTTCATTAATGCGACCAATCTCCTGCGACAACGAAGAAAAGATTTGTTGCAACGCAATAGCGTCGTCCGTCTTCAATGCGTTGACAATTGGAGTGTTCCATGTTCTCATTATCCAAATACCTGCGAACCCAACACAAGTTGGTCACTATCGCCAGTTACTCCACTCGTGCCGCTAGAAGCGGCCGTAATGCGGCCCTTGGCGTCAACGGTGATATCCGCAGTTGTGTACGAACCGGCAGTTACGCCAGTTGCAGTTAGGTTATCAGAATCAAGCGCATTGTTGTCAATGTTTGCGCCAGTTGCCAAACCATCAACAAATGTTTTAATAGCGGTGAAGTTACTATTAACTTCACCAGCTTCAGCAACTGTTCCGTTGGTAAATGAATAAGGTACTGTAAGTGGCATTATCCTGTCATCTTTCGGTTGTTGTACTTAATTGCAATAGAGTCAAAACCCCAGTCAAGCGATAGTGGTCCAGTAAACAACAAACTTACCGAACGGCAAAAACCAAGATTTGAACCATTAATAATTTGAACACCTTCTGATTGCTTACCCCACAAACCTGTTCCCCAAAGGTCTGTACCCCAAATCATTCCTTCGCCAGCAGCACCAAGAGTTGCGTCAAATTGTTTGCGTTCAGAGCCAGTTGATTCTTCGTAATCGTGAAACACTTTTACGTTTACAATTCTTTGAGTATCAACTTGCTTGAAAGCAATATCAGGGCGACGAAACATTTTCTTTTGAGCATAAGTTCTGCCATCAATCCAACCTGTTCTATAATAGGAAGTAAATCCAGCGGGCGTTCCTGCGATATTGTCCTGTTCCTCGTCATACAAATCAACCTTCAGCACATACGGTTGTGTTGGGTGAATCATCAATCGCAAATTGTCATTGTTTGAATCGGTCCAGTTAATGCCACCAATAACGCCCTTGCTATCTGCTGTAGCAAACTGCATGTATGCACCACCACGACCAAGTGATGGGTCAAAAACAAAATTAACAGTTGGGGCTGTTGCCGACGATGTATCATCGTACGGCAAAGCCAACCAAACACGACGACCAACATAGGAAACGCTGTAAGGTTCCGTGCTCAATGCACTAAGTTCTTTGTCGTCCACAATTGGGCGCAGAGCATCAAAAACATCTTCAACCACAGAACCGTTATAATAAAATAAACCTTCTGGAGTTGAATAAAAGAACACACCCTGTTCTGCTGTTGCTATGCTATTGCGACTTGAGCAACCAAGAGTGTTTGTTAGTTCCACAACATTAAAGTTGTCTGATTCCGTACCAACCAACAAATAGATTGCATTAGTTTTGAAAATAACTAGTTGACCCTGCACGACAGCCAAGCCATTTATTCCACTACCACCACCTTTGACGTCAATGTAGTCGTCTGCCATCCAATCCTCGGGCAAACCTTCGTGCGACCAACGCACTCGGTCAGGGTAATTTACGCCATCTTCCCTTGTATTGGCTACGAACATTTTGTTGGCATGCACAATGTTGTGTTCCGCTTTTGGCATGTATCCACCCACGGGACTTACATAAGCTTGCCATGTAGGACCAGATGCGGTTAAGGCTGTTGCGTATGTGTCTGTTGTGTTCCATTTGTATCCAGCCGTTGCTGTTGGTCCTGTACTGATGTACAACGTTGAGCCCCAATTGGCAAACGACGCGCCATGCGCGTTCGTTGTAGCGATGTCATTACCCGACGAATAGGCAAGAGTAGAAAAGTTTCCACCCGTAGAACGATAAACCTTTGTGCTATTCGCCAACATGATTGTTGGCGTAGCACCATAAAAAGCATGAAGCTTGTCAGGCGCCCAAGTTCCCGACACAGCTGTTGAATTTAAACGCTGCATTGCACCACGACTAAACACACCACCACGAGGGTCAATCTCAACATTGAGCATGTCTGGCGATTCGTTCTTGGCAAGCAAGAACTGGTCGGCTCGAAGATTCAAGCCGCCAGTAAAGTCGTCATAGCGCTCAAGAAGAATCTGAGCCATTATGTACCTAGCGTTGCGCCAAGAGTCTGCAACCAACGACGCATAGTTGGATACTGCCTACCACCCGACATCAACAAAGGTCTTGCGCTAGGAGTCTTCATCAAGTCACGACGAGCCATGGCTACGCCTTCCTCAAACGACCTGAGATACATTGCTGAAAGTTCTGGGTCTTCTTGGCGCTGATAAACACGAGCCAACACAAAATACGCAAGCAGAATATGAAACCACTCATCAAGGTCAATTGCCTCAGATGTGTTCGTCAACCAAGTGTAAACAGGGTTACGATAAGCGCGAAGCGTTATCGTATAGACAGCATCAGGCTTTGGATATAAGTGCAACTGTGCGTCCCATATTGCATAAAAGTATGGGCGAGAAGGAACGTCAGTATTACCCAACCAGATGTCTTCTGCGTTGTCGTAGGGAATCATTGTTAGACGACTACCTGCGCTAGATGTGTCTACAAGAGATATGACTTCTCGAATATCGCCAATTGTAGATATTGTGTATGGGCGCTGACTTGCAACCGTATTGAATGTGTACGTTTCTTGGTATTTTGGCCATCGGCGCTCAAGGGCAATAATGCGCTGAAATGCTTCTTTCACAGCATTGTCAATAATGGTGTTTGGCAAATCTACCGAATCAAGGTCGGAGATATTTCGCACCATAGTGCGAACATCGGCAAGACTCATTGTCATTATGATTCACCCCTGCTTCGTAAGTGACCCATGCAGTAATCGGTGCCTTTAGCTTTCCGACCCGTACACGTATCCTCGTTTGCGGCACAAAAGTTGCCGCGACCAAGATATGGGCCACTAGGTGGTGCTTGGCGTGAGCCTGGAACTTCTGCGGAGGGACGGATACCTTGTACTGGTACGCCGTAATATTCACCGGACAATTGTGCGTTCTTCATCACTACTTGTCCTTTTCGTTACTTGGGGTATGCCCTGGAAGGTGGGGGGCACACCCCAAATTACGAATTAACTACTTCTTTTTTTTGTTTTTATCGCCAGCTTTATTCTGAATATTCGCTAATCCTTTAGTCACAGACTTCAGAACAGGGGACAAACCGCCCAAAGCGCCTTTTCGTTTTTTCGCTGGTGAACCATAAGCATCAGCAGAACGCCTTGGCATAGCTTTAGCTTTAGTTCCTGGAGCACGATAACCTGCACGGCTAGAAGCATCCATTTTTGACGAAGACATTTTTGGTGATGCAGATTTCTTTGCATCAATAGCTTTTCTTGCACGACGAACTTGTTTTGCCGTTTTACCTTTTTTTACAGATGCTCCAGCACCCATACCATAGGTTTCTTGCATACCGCGCATTATTTTCTCCTTTTGATAGTTGTTGGGTGGGGGCTTTTATCCCCCACCCAAACATTATATCTACTTGCGGTAGATGCTAACTGTATTTGCTGCGGTGAAAACACCAACAAACGAAGCTGAATCAGCAGCTGCAATTGTTGCACTACCCACAAGCGTCACGCCAGAAGCGCCGGCCGTAAGGGTAATTGCGTGTGTTGATGCTGCAAGGTTCACAACCGAGAATCGGAAAGAACTTCCAACTGCTTCGTCTGTGAAAGCTGCACCCAATTCAGCACCTGTTGGTGTCGTGAGGGC